CGTTACTTAGTGTTCCATCTGGATTAGGAACTGCATTAAGTGATGATACTACTAGTGCATTGAATAAAATGTACTATGTGGATGCTGTATTAGGTGTTGGTGCAACTATTACTGTTGATCCTCCTACTTCTTCTCAGGTTGCATTTACAAACTATCCTACTATTGCTGTTGATGATACTTATGACTTAATCGTTGCCGATGGTGATGATTTTATACCTGATATTCTTGGAATAGGAACTACTGGTATTGGAGGAGTTCTTGCCGGTAGTGGAGGAAGAGTTCGCGCAGATAATTATACTGCTAGAGCGGGAGATGCTCCTACTTTCCCATCTGGTGTCATACTTAGTGGAATTAGTACTGTTGGTATTTTAACTGGTGGTACTTCAGCAACATTTAGTGGTGTTGTAACTGCAACTACTTTTGTTGGAAATGTAACAGGTGATGTAACTGGTGATTTAACGGGAACAGCATCTACTGCAACAGCTGCTGCTAATGCATATGGAATAACTGGAAAACCTGATGTAACCCTTGATCTTGTTACTGCTGACGATGTACAAGTTGGTGGTGCTGTAACCATTAATGGGAATCTTACAGTTCAAGGTACTCAAACGATTATTAATACCTCGACTTTAGACATAGAAGATAAGACTGTAGGTATTGCATCAACAACTAATGCATCTAATACGACTGCTGCTGGCGCAGGTATTGAAATTTATGCAAGTTCTTCTACTGCCAGTAATAATAAAACCTTAACGTGGGAAAATACAAGTAATTGTTGGACATTTAGTGATTCTATTAGACCTAAAGGAGTATCTGAGACGGTTGCAGCAGCAACTACTTATACAGATGCATCTGGTAATGTTGTAATTGAGTTAGATTTAGAAGCAGCAACGACTTATACTTATACTATGCCCTCAGTCTGGTCATCTGGTCGAGGATCAAATATTGGTATAGTGTCATTCAAGAATATGTTTGCAGACTCTCAGAATGGTACTACTTGTACTCTTATTACTACTCAAGGGGCTGCACATGGAGGTGGTACTGGATATGCTAATACAGTTGCAACTAACGGTATTGGGGTAACTTGTACTATTATACCTAAGTCCGGTGGTAATGCAGTTGCTGGTATTTCCACTAGAGGACAAAGTGGTGGATCCACAAATAATGTGGGTGGTGCAACAACAGTTGTTTTATCATCCCCTAAAGATGCTACTGATTTTGTTTCCTTCTTTATTCATTATACTGGTGACAATAATCTCGCATTAACCAGTTATAAAGTTTATGTGTCTAAGAATGGCGGATTTACTTTTGGTAGTGTTGGTGTTTAATGATTATAAAATACTTAATAAATAAATAAAAACTTCCAAAAATGGCTGCAATTATAACTGATCAAATAAGGATATTAAATGCGAAGAATTTTCTTTCTGGCGTAAGTACTGCTACTAATGCCTATTATTCTTTTATTGGTCTATGCAATCCTGCTGATATTCAATCTGATTGGGATACAAATCCGCCTTCACCAAAAGATAATTTTAGTGAAGAAGATAATTATTGGGATAGTATAATTGCTTTGAAGAAGATTAATTCTGCAGATGCAAGGCAAGTTGTTACACGAAGAGTTTGGACTTCTGGAACAACTTATGATATGTATCGTAGTGATTATAGTCGTACCAATACTGCAAAAGTTTCTGGTGCAACTAATTTATATTCTGCATCTTATTATATTTTAAATAGTGATTACAGGGTTTATGCTTGCCTTAGTAATGGGATGGACCCTGATAACCCAAATGGTAGACCTTCACTAGATGAACCAACTTTTACGGATTTAGAACCAAAAGCTGCTGGTACTAGTGGTGATGGATATATTTGGAAATATCTTTATACAGTTAAACCAAGTGATATTGTAAAATTTGAATCTACAGATTTTATTCCAGTTCCTCTTGATTGGTCTACTAGTAGTGATACTGCTGCAGTAAGGGATAATGCAGTTGATGGATCTATTAAAATTATAACTGTTACTGATCGGGGAGTTGGATTAGGTACTGCAAATAGCACATATACAAAGGTTCCTATTAAAGGTGATGGAACTGGAGGAGAATGTACTATTGTTATTAATAATGATCAAAAAGTTGATACAGTGACTGTCTCTGCTCAGGGACAAAATTATACTTACGGGAATGTTGATTTAGAAGCAGGAGGAGTTCCAACAGGGACTACTAGACCTACTTTTGATGTCATTCAATCTCCTCCTGGTGGACATGGAAATGACATTTATAGAGAATTGGGTGCATATAATGTTCTTTTATATTCTAGAATTGAAAATGATATTGAGAACCCTGATTTTATAACAGGAAACCAAGTTGCAAGAGTTGGTGTTATTGAGAATCCTAAAGCAACAAGTGGAGCACTTTTATCTGCAGACAAAGCAACTGCATTAGGTGCTTTAAGATTAACAGGAACTGGTTATAGTACTGCAGCATTTGATGGTGATACGTTTATTACTCAAACCATTTCTACAGGAACAACTGCTGTTGCGAGGGTTGTTAGTTATGACACTAATACTGGTGTATTAAAATTCTGGCAAGATAGGACGATGGCTGGATTCAACACAGTTGGAACAGCACAAACTAATCCTACATATGGATATGAATTGCAAGAGTTTACTAGTTCACCTGGAACTGGTGGGAACTTGACTATTGTTCCAACCAGTGGATCTAATTTGGCAATTGATACGTCTTTCACAGGTCTCTCTACCGTAATAAATAGTCGTACCTATTACCTTGGTCAAGAATTTACCAATGGTATTGCCAATCCTGAAGTTAAAAAATACTCAGGAAATATAATTTATGTTGATAATAGACCTTCAATAACTAGGTCTACCAATCAAAAAGAAGATATCAAAGTTATTTTGCAGTTCTAAAGTATTATGCCACAGCAAACGAACCTAAATGTAGCCCCATACTTTGACGACTTTGATGCTGCAGACGATTATCATAAGGTATTATTTAAGCCTGGATATCCGGTACAGGCAAGAGAATTAACTAACCTTCAATCTATACTGCAAAATCAGATTGAGAAGTTTGGACAACATTTTTTCAAGGAAGGTGCAAAAGTAATTCCAGGAAATACTGGATATACTCAGCTATATTATTGTGTACAGTTACAAAATAATTTTCAAGGAATTCCTGTATCTGCATATATTGATCAATTAGTTGGTACAAAGATTACAGGAGAGACTTCTGGGGTAACTGCTGTTGTTGATAAAGTTTTACTTGCTGAAGATTCTGAAAGAAATAATCTTACTCTTTATGTTAATTACTTATCATCAAATACTAATAATAATTCAACTCAAACATTTTCAGATGGTGAAAATTTAACTGCCAATGTAACTATTGCTTCTGGATTACTCGGAAATAGTACTATAGCAGCAGGAAGTCCATTTGCTTTAACTATTGCAAATGATGCATCAGCAACTGGATGTGCTTTCCAAATTCAAGAAGGAGTATATTTTATTCATGGAAATTTTGTTACAGTAGAAAGAGAAACTCTTATCCTTGATCAATATAGTAATACTCCTAGTTATAGGGTTGGTTTAAATGTACAAGAACAGATAATTACTGCTGATTTAGATGAAACTTTAAATGATAATTCTCAGGGATATAATAATTATTCCGCACCTGGTGCAGATAGGTTAAAGATTACAACCACACTTTTTAAAAAACCATTAGATAATTTTGATGATGATAATTTTATAGAATTAGCAACTGTTAATGAAGGTGTTTTAAAAGACGTTGGTAAAAAAGGATTTGGTGTTGGTCCAAATGGTGGAGTATTTTATAAAGACTTGGAAAATGTTCTTGCCCGAAGAACTTATGCTGAATCTGGAGATTATTATACTAATCCTTTTGACATAAGTGTTTTAAATTCTTTAAATAATAATATAGGAAATAGGGGAGTATTTCAAGAAGGTCAATTCACTCCTAGTGGAGCAAGTCCTGCTGCTGATTTGTCATTATATAAAGTTTCTCCAGGTAAGGCTTTTGTTCGTGGTTATGAAATCGAAACTATAAATCCTACTTTTTTAAGTGCACCGAAACCAAGAACAGTTCAGACTTCTGAAAGTCAACAAATTATATACAATACTGGTCCTACTTTAAAATTAAATAATGTTTATGGATCACCTAGTATAGGAATTGGTAATACTTATACTGTAAGTCTTAGAGATCAAAGAGTCGGTGTAAATAGCAGAACTGTTGCAGGTAATGAGATAGGGGTTGCTAGAGTCTATGATATGGCATTAGAGTCTGGATCATATGATTCAGCAAATCCTCCTACAAATGAATGGGATATTTCTCTTTATGATGTACAAACGGTAACTAATATTACTCTAAACCAAGCAACTACACTTTCTGTTCCTACTCATATTAAGGGTGCTAATAGTGGTGCAACTGCTTACCTTAAAGATGCTGTTAGTGCTGGATTGGGTCTAACTGTATATGAAACAGAAGGAACTTTCCTTAAAAATGAAGCACTTATTTTTAATGGAAATCAGAATGGAAGAATTGCAATAGCAATTACTGCAGAGAGTTTAAAGAATGTAAAATCTATATTTGGAACTAACGATAAGACTGTTGGTACTGCTTCAACTTTTGCTGCTGATGTAATGCAGTCCACCGAGTACCATGTTGGATTAGCAACTATTGGTGCAGCATTGCAGGGTGGTATAGCAACCGTTACTGCCTTTGACCCTAATTTTGTAGGTATAGCAACTGTTAATGATTTAGTTTGTTTTAATGATGCTACCTTAAGTAGTTATCCAACTTATGCAAGAGTTACTGCAGTTAATGCTGGTACAGTCGAAATTGTTGGAGTTACTACGGTATCTGGATTTGTTAATGGTGGATTATCTACAAATACTGCTAGTACTCAAGTAGAAGATCTTAAGATATTACAAACAGAATTACAAGCTTCAAGTGATAATACTTTATATACACAACTTCCTAAGACTAGTATTTCTGATGTAGATCTTACAGACGCATCTATTTCAATTAGAAAAACATTTACTGTTAATATTACTTCCAATAAATTAGCTTCTGCTGTTTCTTGCGGATCTAGTGAATCTTTCTTAGCATTTGATGAGGAAAGATATACTTTAATCAGATCTGATGGTCAAACTGAAACATTAACTGATGCTGATGTTATCTTTACTGATGGAACTTCTTTACAAATTTATAATTTAGGTGCAAATGATACTGGTGCTACTCTTGTTACTACAGTTAAGAGATTAAAGCCAAAAGCAAAAGAGAAATTAAAGAATAGAGTTAATTCTGTAATTGTTTCTAAGTCTTCTACTGAAGGATCTGGTATTGGAACAACAACCTTTAATGATGGATTGGATTATGGTGGTGGAAATTATCCTTATGGAACAAGAGTTCAGGATGATGTTATATCTTTGAATACTCCTGATATTATTGGAATTCATGGAGTCTTTGAATCTGCAGATACTAGTGCTGCTTCTGCACCTAAAATGACTCTTTCTGCACTTACTACATCATCGACAACTACTGCAGAGTTGATAATTGGTGAACAAATAGTTGGAGCAGTAAGTAATGCTGTTGCGATTGTAGCAGAGAAAGTATCTAACTCATCTTCTCAGATTGTTTATCTTTATAAAAATGATTCTACCTTTAATGAAGGTGAAGTAGTTTCATTTAAAGAATCTAATGTACAAGGAGAAATTACTACTTTAGATACGCCAAGTTTTGATATATCTTCAGAGTATACTTTTACGACTGGACAAAAGGGTACGTATTATGATTATGGAAGAATAACAAGAAATGTAGATAACGATCCACCAGAGAGACAGATTAAAGTCTACTTTATGAGTGCATATTATGCATCTACAGATACTGGAGATCTTACCACAGTAAACTCATATAATAATTTTGAATATGGTAGTGAAATTCAAGAGGTTAATAATATCTTTAATGCTGATATTCTAGATATTCGACCTAGAGTATCTGATTATACGGTTGCAGAAGATACTAGATCACCATTAGAATTTTATGGTAGGTCATTTGATGGAGCAGGTCAATCTGCAGGAAATGTATTGGCATCTGATGAAGCCATTCAGGTTACTTATTCACATTATGTTGGAAGAATTGACAGAATTTTCTTAACTAAAGATGGGAAATTCCAAGTATCTTATGGAACTGCTTCTGATAGACCAGAAAGACCTGGCCCAATTGATGAAGCATTAGAAATTGCTACTGTTACTTTACCACCATATCTTTATGCCACTGACCAAGCAAGGGTGAAATATTTGGATCATAAGAGATATCGGATGGTCGATATTAAAAAACTTGATGATCGAATTAGAAACCTTGAATACTATACTGCATTATCTACATTAGAAACTACTACCGCTAATATGTTTATTGCGGATGGTGATGGATTAAATCGTTTTAAATCAGGTTTCTTTGTTGATAATTTTACAGGATTCTTAACTCAAGAAAGTGAAGTTAGTGGAATTAATAATAGTCTTGATGCAAAATATAAGCAATTAAGACCGAAGCATTATACAAATTCAGTTGATTTAATGTTTGGTCCTGTAACTAATACAGACCCAACAGATGATTTAAACTTTACTGCTGTTGAAGGGATTAATGTAAGAAAACAATCTGATATTATAACTTTAGATTATTCTGAAGTTGAATATATCAAACAAAACTTCGGTACAAGAACTGAAAGTGTAACACCTTTCTTAATCAGTTTCTGGCAAGGAACTCTTGAATTAACACCTGCATCTGATACTTGGGTGGATACTGTAAGATTAGATGCTAAGATAATTTCAATAGAAGGTGATTATGAGCGGACAATGGAAGAGGCCGCTAGAACTATGAATGTAGATCCTCAAACTGGATTTGCACCTACTGTTTGGAATTCTTGGGAGACTAATTGGACTGGGATTGATATTCAAGAAACAACCAGAATTAGAGATGTACAAGTAAGAGCAGATACATTTAGGGGTTGGATGGGTCAACCTGGTGGTGGAAGGAGAGAAGTATGGGGACAAAGAATTAATGAAACAAGAGAAGAAACTGTAAGAACTGGTACAAGGACTGGTGTAGAATCACGAACTGGATCACGAACAGTTGTTACTGAAGTATTTGATAATACTTCTGTTGGAGATAGAACTGTAAGTAGAGATTTGATTCCTTATTGCAGATCTAGAAACGTTGAATTTGTTTCTAAGAGAATGAAGCCATTAACAAGGATGTATGCATTCTTTGATGGTGAAGATGTAACAAAATTCTGTGTACCAAAACTACTTGAAGTTAGTATGGTTTCTGGTACATTCCAGGTTGGAGAAACTGTTAAGGGATATATCAGACCAATTGGACTCAATCCAATTACTCCTTGGACACAGGGAATTGAACCCACTATAATCTTTAGATCTGCTCAGTTAAATCATAAGGAAGGTCCATATAATGCACCTACCAAACTTTATCCACAAAGTCCTTATGAAGGTACTCCATTATCAGCATCTTATGCATCAACATCAACTATTCTGAATGTAGATACATATTCTCTTTCACAAGAAGCTCAAGGTACTTATTACGGTTGGGTTGAAAGTGGAATGGTTCTTAAAGGAGAATCATCTGGTGCAGAAGCAACCATTACTGATGTAAGACTTATTTCTGACATAGGAGCAGATCTTGGAGGAAGTTTCTATATTCCTAATCCAAATAATATTGATTATCCAAGATTTGAAGTAGGTACTAAAGTCTTTACTCTTGTAAATGACGAAGATAATAATCAAGATGATGCAACAACAATTGCTGAAGAATCATACACAGCAAAAGGAACTCTTGAAACAGTTCAAGAGAATATTGTTTCTGTTAGAAATGCACGAATTGAGCAAAAACAAGAATTCCAAGAAAGAAACGTTTCGGAAGTTCTTGATGGTGAAATTGTTGCTTCTAGGGTACTTAATAGAACATCCGAACGAGTTCTTATTGGTTGGTACGACCCTCTAGCGCAATCATTCTTAGTTGAAGATGAGACTGGAGTATATCTGACCAAATGTGATGTATATTTCCGTTCTAAGGATGATAATGATATTCCATGCATTTTCCAGTTAAGGACAATGGAGAATGGATTCCCAACACAGCATATTCTTCCTTTCTCGGAAGCTGTATTGGCACCTGATGATGTTGAGACTTCTGCTGATGGATCTGTTGCAACTACAGTTACCTTCAAATCTCCTGTTTATTGTGAACCAGGAAAAGAATATGCAATTGCTTTAGCATCCAACTCAACAAAATATAGTGTCTATATTTCAAGGATTGGTGAACAGGATCTCATTACTCAGACTTATATTTCTAACCAGCCTTATTTGGGATCACTATTCAAGTCACAGAACGCTTCTACATGGGAAGCAAGTCAGTGGGAAGATCTTAAGTTTACTCTTTATAGAGCAGATTTTGTAGAATCAGGATCCGTAGAGATGTATAACCCATCTCTTTCCAAAGGAAATGATCAAATCCCTCAATTAATGCCTAATTCCTTGGTATTAAATTCTAAAGAAATAAGAGTTGGTCTTGGTACTACTGTAGCAGATGGTGGATTAAAACCTGGTAATGTTGTTTATCAAATGGGTACTCAAGCATCTGCTAATTTAGCAGGAGTAGCAGGAAGTGTAACCAGTTTGGCTATTACTAATGCTGGTCTTGGTTATTCTCCATCTGATGGACAAATCACTTATAGTGGAGTTAATTTAGTCACTATTACCGGTAATGGTAGAGGAGCAACTGCAAATATTACTATCAATAGTGGTTCTATTGTTGCATCTGGAGCAACTATTAATGCTGGTGGTTCTGGATATCAAGCAGGTGATGTAGTTGGATTTAATACTCTTGGTTTAACTACCCAAGGAAGAGATGGAAGATTATCCATCGTTTCTGTTGGTGGAACTAGTGAACTTATTTTGAATAATGTTCAGGGTGATTTTGTTACTGCAGGTTCTGCTAAGACAATGATGTATATTGATACATCTAACACTGTTAAGGTATTGAATAGTGCTCATGGTGGAGATGTTCAAGTATCTTCTATCAATGAAGTTACTGGTAAGGATGGTTTACATATTAAAGTGAATCATCAGAACCATGGAATGTATTGGACAAATAATAAGGTTGAAATATCTGGGGTAGAATCTGATATTAGACCTACTAAACTTGCTGTTGCATATCAACTCGGTGATACAGGAACAATTTCAGTTGATGATGCATCTAACTTCTCAACTTTTGAGAATGTAGGTGTTGGCACAACTAATACTGGATTCCTTAGAATGGGTAATGAAATCATTGAATATACTTCTGTTACTGGTAATATTATTGGTGGTAATATTGTAAGAGCACAATCAGTTGTTGGTAGTGGTCCTGCTGTTACTTATCCTGTTGGAACTCCTGTTTATAAGTATGAACTTGGTGGAGTTAATTTAGCAAGAATTAATAAGACCCACGATTTGAATGATGTAACAGTTGCTAATCCCATCACTTACGATTCATATAATGTTAAGGTGGATATGTCCACTAAGTGGGATAATAATAGTGCTAATGATGATAGAAGCAATGATGTTGGATTCCCTAAATTATTCTTAAATCAGAATAAGTCTGCTGGTGGATATCAAATAAGAGCATCTCAAAATATGCCTTATGAATTGATTAGACCACTTATTCACAACACTACAGTCCCTGCAACAGCATTAACTGCAGAACTTAGAACAACTACTGCTACTAGCTTCAGTGGATCAGAAATTCCTTGGATTGATAATGGTTTCGAACCTATTGCTTTAAATAGGACAAATTATCTTACTACTGCTAGAACAATTGCATCTAATGTCAATGCTTCTCAACATTTGAGTACTGTTGAGGGTGAAAAGTCTTTACAGTTGAGATTACTTCTTAATACAAGTGATTCTCGTGTAACTCCTGTAATTGATGGTCAAAGATGTAGTATTATTACTATTTCTAATAGGGTGAATAACGTTATTACAAATTTTGCTACTGATAGCAGAGCAAATTCAATTAAAACTGATCCTACAGCATGTCAATACATCACTAAAGAGATTATATTAGAGAATAGTGCTACTTCTATTAAGATAATGGTTGATGCACATATTCATCTTGATTCAGATATCAGAGCATTCTATGCAATTAGTGAACATGAAGGATTTGAACCAATTTTCACAGCATTCCCAGGATACAGTAATCTTAATACAAGAGGACTTGTAATTGATGCTTCTAAGAATAATGGTCAATCTGATAAACTTGTTCCTAAAACAAATGCTTACGGATTTGATGCATCTACCTTACAGTTTAAGGAATATACCTTTACTGCTGATAGGTTGCCTCCATTTAGGAATTATAGAATTAAGATTGTTATGACCTCTAATAGTCAAGTTTATGTACCTAGAATGAGAGATCTAAGAGTAGTAGCATTAGCTTGATATGGATTTTTATGATATAGAGGGACATGGGGATTTAGCAAGAGATCCTAGAACAAATACGATAATTAATGTGAATGATCATGATTATGCACACTATGTTGCTGGACGTGATGCTAAAAGAGTAAAACATGAGCAAGTCGAAAATATGGAGCAAGATCTTGCTAACTTAAAAGGTGAGATAAGTGAAATCAAATCTCTACTTAAGGAACTAGTAAATGGCAACTAAAAAGATTACATTTGATCCGAGTGCAGGAGTACCGGTAGCTTCAAATTTAACAATCTATACAGGGACAGATTTTAGTGCCATATTTACTATAGTAGATACTTCAGATGCAGCATTTAA